ATACGCATAGGTAAGCTGTTAGTAGTAGCAATTGTAGAAGCATCTACTGCATTTTTACTTCGACCTATAGAAGTCGAGCCAGCAGTACTGACTAGTGAAACATTGTTTCCAAGTCCTGTCTGAGCAATAGAGCCATCACCTTGCATCCTGAAAACAAGATCAGGGTCGTCAACAACATATGCCATAATGTCATCTGCTGCTGTAGAAGCAGGGAATTGCTGATTAAAGGTTAGCTGGTTAGAAGTGGGATCAGTGTAAGAACATCCTACAAAAATTCCAACAGTGCCTGCAACGACAGCCGTTGTAATAGCAGATTTCTCTACCGTTCCCGCAGCAACTAGCTTAACAAAATCGCCGTAAAAAATCGCTGTGCCGTAACCACTGGCAATCTTCATGTGCCTGACTTTTCCTGTGAAAGAGCCGCTTGCACTAAGAGTATCAGTCGGTTCAGCACCCATAGGGGTTGCGCTGGTAGCCATAAATGACCTCCTTTAACTATAGAAACAACCCAGCAACTAGGGTTAGTTTCTACCGAAAGTTGTTCTCGTACTTCTCTCTGGATTTAACAGAGGCATACGAGGATCGTTCTCGCGCATAAAGTTATTATCAACGGAGTTCATCTGATCATTGGCTACTTTCTGGAAGTGTTCACTTCTAGCAGCCATTGTTTCAGCAGGAGCCTTACATAATAGCAAACCACCTACTTCTAGATTGCCTTCAAACCTAGACCCGACATCTGGTTGCAGTTTCAGCTCAGGGTGTTCTTCGGCAGCACAAGGCTCCCAACCTTCCCTAAACATTTGAGAAACATGAGTGTTATCTGGCTGACCTAGGATACTAACTCGTACCCATCGGAAAACCCAACCATCCTGCGGCTCTGGATCTGGCAAAGTAGAAGCGGGAATCCACTTATCACTTGGCCTTTCATCCGCTTTACGCGAGGTGTTTTTTCTTGGTGTGCGCTCTTCAGACATCAAAAATTCCCCTTAATGAGTTCTTTTGCATACTGTTCGTTGGTTAACCCAAGCCGCTTGGCGAGAGCTACTTGAGTGGACGTTAACTGTACTTTGCGCGGTTTAGCACCATTATTCCTTGCGGAAGGTGCCACCACCGACGAGGGCTGATTGGCAGTCACAGTCGCGGTACGCCCATCTGTATCGCTTTCATCCTGCCAACCGTAATTAGGATACGAACTTCTCATGCCATTATCTACATATTGGAAGTATTGAGGAGAGTTAGGTCTTAAACCATGATCTCTTAATGCTTCTTCATGCAGGCCATAAGCTGTCGCAGTCATTGCCTTATTTTCTGGATTCATAAACCAAGGATTGCGTTCAGCCCATGCTGTTGACTCAGGAGAAGGTTGAGGCGGAGGCACTTGCTGCTGCGGTACAGCAGGGGCAACAGGAGCCGCATTATACTGCTCTTGAGGAGCGGGGGGCTGCCATTGATCCTGTTGTTGAGGCAAACTATCTTCATACCTTTGGGCTTCAGTAAGTTCTGCCTGCGCCTTAATCAATTCTTCTTGAGCAGAGACTACATTATCTGTATCTCCCTCTTCATACGCTTTCTTGTATTTTGATCTAGCGTTCTCAAGAGTCATTTCAGCTTTCTGCTTAACAGTATTAATCAAAGCACCTTCGCCTCGATTAATTAAAGCCTCATACTCTTTGTTTTTGTTTGCGAGTACTTGAGCGACCTTAACCGCTTCGTCACGCATTCTTTCAGAAGCTTCTCTTTGTCTGCGCTCTTCGTTTTGCTCGTAACGCAGTTTATTGATTCGCTTCTGAACCTTCTCGCTATAACCGCTTAACTCATCATCAGTCTCATCTTGAGAAGCTGTTTGAGCTTTTGGCGGCCTACGATCTTCAGGCGGTCTGTCATCAACTATTTCGTACTCAATATCTGATACTTCAGAATCGGACTCTTCTTGACTAACTTCGCCTTTTTTACCAATAGTTGTTCTAACGCCAAAGAACTTGTCTTCAGCACTTGCAGGAGATTCCATCTCCAGTTCTTGTTGTACCTCGCTCATACCTTAACTATCCCCCGTGGATCTTCAACAACAGCTTCTACGCTGTCATCGTTTATTAAACGAAACTCTTTTCCGTGAACCTTAAATCTGGTTCCAGAATAAGATCTCATTAATATCCAGTCGCCTTCTTTACAAGACGGCCCAGAAGGGAATCGCTGTGGATCTTTGTAACAGTCTGGCCCTAACTCTAAGACCATACCTACAATAGAACCTATTTCTTCATTTTGCAGCGTTTCAGTGGCTTTTATTATGCCGCCTTCTGTTTTCTCCTCGGGTTCTGGCAAAGTGATGAGGATTTTGTACCCTTTTGGCGTGGGTAACTGTTTTGCCTTTCTGGCGTTGTCATCTGATACTTCAGATAACTCTTCCTTTTTTGCTAATGATTGGCTCATTAGTGCCTCCTTGCACTGGAAATTCGCGTCCAGAGTCGCGTTGCACCGCATTACACGGAGAAATCATGCCTTCTCGTATCTTTCCTTTAGATCGAGAAGCTCTCTCTCAGCCATTGCGAGACCTTGTATAATTCCGCAACACTTAGAGTATTCACTAAAATCAGCACAGCCACCACCGCTAATGTGGTCGCTCATTTCATTCATCTGCGCTCTTATGCCTTTCCTGATTGCATCAAAAAAGTTATCTGAAAGCGCATCACTCATTTCTTAAATCTTTTGCCGTTTGAATGCCAGTCTTAAAGCCTTCAATTATTTCTTTTGAAGCGATCTCTTCGGCCTGCCTTTCGTTTTCCATTACTTCTCTTGCAATCTCAAGCCCAAGCTTTGCTTCTTCGTTTTCTTCATCAGACTCTAAACGATCACGCTCTAACTCATCCTTTAACAAGTCAGACTGCACCTTGGCATCAATCTTAGCCATTTCAATACGCTCTTGCTGATCCATTCTTTCTCTTTCAAGAGATGACTTATCCGCAGCTTTCTGCATATCAACTTGAACTTTAGCCATATCAGTCTGAGCTTTAACCTGAGCCTGCTGCTCTTTAAGTTGAAGCTCTCTTTGCTGCATTTGAACAATAGGATCTTGTGCTTGCTCTTGCGCTTGCTTCTGTTGCTGCTCTTGTTTGCCCATCTGAAGCACTTGTTCTGCCGCAGGAGCCACCAATCTAGATATTCTGTACTCAATATCTTCTGGAAGAGGCTGATCAGGGGGTGGAAGCTCCACTCCAAGCTCTTTTTCGACCTGTTGTCGGTATCTAAATGCCAAATGCTCTTGAACATGAGCTGCCATAGCCGCCATAACCTTCTGAGCGTTAGGACTTTTGCCCATAATCTCCTGTATTCTAGGATCTTGAGCCATTGCCATGTGCGTTTGTATGTGCGCTTCGTGATCTTGGTAAATAAATGCCTTAACAGGCTCTCCATTGATCAAATTCATGTTCTCACTGACTGGATCTGTCGGTTTTATCTCGTCTTCTAGCGGAACAATCCTGTCAGCGTCCTGAATATTCAATATTTCAAGCATTTGACGGTGTAAAAGCGGCATATCGTACATTTCTGGCGCTTGTTGAGCCAATTGCAGTGCTGCTTGGTACTGCATTATGCGCTGAGCCATCGTTCCAGCGTTAGGATCGCTAACTGGAATGATATCTACACGGTCATCAAAGTCTTGGCGGGTAATTGGCTCCTCATCGGGAAGATAAGGGTATGATGAAGGGCCAAAATCCCGCACGATATTCGATAAAAGCTTTAATTCAGACCTCATGGAGGCGTGTAAACGCGCTTGAACCGCGCTCATTACCTTCATAGAGCGTTCTAGTATCGCTAAAGTCGTACCAACAGGCGCTTCAGCGTTCATATCCGCTGCTTTTACGTCAGCAGCAGAAGCAAATCTTCGTCCTTCCTCAACAATATCGCCTAACAACTGGTATAAAACAGTGCTTGGCTCTTTGTAAGGCAGAAAACTAATGTTATCCCTAATCGCTCCACTAGGAACATCTACATCTCGGAATTCTCCGGGCATGATCGGGGTGTCATCACCCTTAATTCTAAGCCCTCTAGACTTCAATCCTCCCGGTAAGTTGGATAATGTGCCTGCATCGACCAACTGTCTTAGCAGTGAAGTGGCTGATTTAGCCAAACCACCGATCATATGGATCAAACCAAAGCCATAAAAGCCTAATCCGGGCATATACTGGTAGTGAACGAAGTGTTCTCTCTTCAATTTAGAGGGATCATCCTCGTACCAGTTGCGTCTAATCGATAAAATAGTCCTAGAAGACAGGTCAATACTTACCACATAGGGTAGCTGTATGCCTGTAGGCTCACCTTTCTCGGTATCTTCAAAGCCGGGAAGGTCTAAATTAGCCTGAACCTCAAGAATAGTGTGCCTTGAGTCCAGATCATAGTTAGCAGAATCACCTGTTAACTCATTATATTTTCTTTCAACCTCATCAATATCTGGAGTTGGTGCGGGTAAATCCACATCAACATAAAAACCAGACACTTGCAGCTTACGAACATCATTCGAGCTGCGCTTCATTACATGGGTTGCTCTTTCACAAGTCTCTAAATCAGAGGCTCCGTAGCTCACCACAAAGTCCTCTGCGGGGACAAACATACTGCAAGGTCTACCCATATTAGGATCGAAGTAAACCTTCCTAAACGCGCTACCAGCAAGCGGTAGGGAAAACAGCATTTTCTCTGTTTCTGCCCTGTACTCAGTCATTTTCTCAGTTAAGAGATAATTTAAGTAATCCTGAACACGGTTGGCTTGCTTTTCTTTCTCAGCATCTATTACCCCGACAATACTTGTCTTAACGGGGCCGCCTGCTGGAAAGATTTCTTGAATAGCTTGGGACTGAAAACGTATAACGGATTCAGTAAGCAAGGGGTGAAACACGCCACACGCTCCGTCCCAAGGTGTTGTCCTGTCTTCGTGCTTTAATCCTAAAAGGTCTAAACCTTCAATATAGGCTCTTTCCCAATCTGATCGGCTTTCTTTGTCAGACTTGTAAGCGCCAATCAATTCCTGAGAAATGGATGAAAGCTCTGAGTCGTCAATATACTCTGCTAGGTTCGCATCATGTGGAACCGCGCCCATTGGGCCTTCTGGATCAAAGTCCAGTAAAACGCCGCCATCGGGCGTATCGATGGAAACTGACTCAGGATTGACTATTTCAACCTCAATCTGATCCTCGCCACCCCCAAAGGGGTTTGGCATATCAGGAGTCTGTAACGGGCGATCTACTGCCATTTAGCCATTTTTCCTAAACGCTTGAGGTCTTGCTGCACCACTGCCTCTGGCAACTCCTCCGCCAGCCATTCCTTTAGGCTTCATCTTGCCGCCAGCAGCCATACCTTTAGTTTTACCGCCTTTAAAATAGCCTTTGGTCTTGGGAACCATTCCACCACCAGCCATTTTGCCTTTGCCATCAGCAGCAAAGAAAGGAACTTGCTTTCCATCTTTTTCAACCATAGGAAGCTTTCCGCCCTTAGACATACCTTTTGCGCTCATCTTAGGCTTCATCTTACCGCCGCCAGCGTAACCTTTACTCTTCTTCATCTAAATCCTCTGCGTATAAATTATCAAAAACCTTATTTACATCCAGCGTGTAGTCTAGGTCTGACTTACTGTAATGAATATGCTGTGATGGCCTGAAGTCCGGCGCACCCTCTCCTGTTTCAAACCATGCGGGGTGAGTCACCCTAACACGATTATTGGGAAGTGCCACGATATTCCCTGTCCATTTGCCAGCATCCAACAATTCCATGACATGGGACTGCTTGTGCTGCGCTGGGTCATCCGCTATCTCTGAGTCCGTATAATCTACTGTGAAGTAGTATTTAGCGGGATAAAGCTTGTTGTCGATCTTGGCAAGCCAAGGACACGGGGTTGCCCTGTCCAAGACATAGACACTGTGCGTCCTTGACGAACAATCCCAAGGTTGACAAGCCCAAACAGGCATTGGCTCAGGCCATTCTTCAAATGGCGTATCTGCCACTAAACCCGTAATAGGCATCCTTGCCCACATTGCGCCACCATGAATATTGGGTTCATCGGTGTCGTAGGTCTCTGCGCCAGTAAATATTAACTGAAAGCTCAGGCACCTAGTCGGCATTGAGGTAACTGCAATCGCCATCGCATGGATAAACTCGCCATGATACTTCTGGTGATTGTGTGTGTATTCCTTTCTAACCCAGCATTTAAAATGCGGGATATTGCTTTGTAAGAAAGCCATTAGTAATAATTGGCCTTTCTGTTGTAAAACGGCTCTTCATCCTCATCGGATGTTAATCTTAAAAAACCGCCCTGACGGAACCTAAGCAAAGCTTGAGTAGAGGAGTCAACCAAGTCGTCATGCTCTCCTGCCGGAAAAGCAGCAAACTCTTCGATAACCTCTTCGGCAAATCTGGTTTGGGGTGCCCAAACAATGCCACTTGCAAAGAGATCCGCCACGGCGTTAACACGAGCTATTTTGTCGTTTCCACGAGAAGGGGTATACTCGGAAACTGGTATTCCCATAGCTCGTAACTCAAATATCAATGGTGTTCCAGCCGCCTTAGCTTCCACTACAAACGCATCAGGCTCCCAATGCTTATAGAAGTCAAACGCTGTTTTCTTCAGTTCAGGGAACTCAAGGCGTTCCTTATAAGCATCCATTAATATTATATTCGGTTGATCTAACCCTTCATCGTCCGGCCTGTAAAATACACCCCATGTGGTGCAGGCCGAGAAGTCAGAACGCTGCGTCTTGAGAAAGGCTGTATCCCAAGACTGTATAATAAATTCACAAGGAGGGGGTGAGTCTTCCTCCCATTCCTTCCACCACTCCCTTTTGACCAGCGCACCCTCTTCGGATGTTGGATTCTGCTGATACTGTGCATTCCATTTAGGAGAGGGTAATTCGTTTCTTAACGAGGTTAATTCCTCTATCGACCAGAACTCAGGCCATAACGCCTTTCCTGAAGGCATAATTGCCGGAAACTCGATTACTTCCCATTCATCAGTGCCAGCGCGTTGTACGGATGATTTGATTATTTGCCCAGTCAAATCCCTTTTGTGCCAGCGAGTCATCACCATGACGATGGCTCCTCCGGGCTGTAAACGCTGCCTCGGGCCGGATGTGTACCATTCATAGACCTTATCAAATACTGACGGGTCTGCGCTTTGACCTTCTTGCTCGCTGTGAGGGTCGTCGATAATTAGGAGATCAGCACCTTTTCCTGTTACAGCACCACCAACACCGATAGCGAAGTACTCACCACCTTCGTTGGTACTCCAGCGACCAGCGGCCTTGGAGTCGGCCCGTAAGGCAACTTTAGAGAAAATATTCTTAAAATCATCACTGTCTACTAGGTTTCTAACCTTTCGACCAAAACCTACAGACAACTCTGCGGTATGCGCTGTTTGTATAATCTTCTTTTCAGGATACTTGCCCAAGAACCAAGCCGGTAGTAAATACGAAGCAAACTCAGACTTAGTATGTCTGGGCGGCATATTAACGATTAACC